AAACAGAGTGATAGCGAATCTCGCAAGATTCGCCGTCAATTGCTGCTTGTTCTCGTTCTGGCTTTCTGTTGGGTGGGCGTTCTCTTCGCTATTGCAACACTTCTTCCAAGTGTTACTACAGTAGCGTCGTAGCTTCGTGCGGTTCCCCTAAGGGAAGGATCGCGGAGACATCAAGCTAGGGATGCGTTACCCCCTTATCACAGGAGGAAGCATGAAAAGCCTGATGGAGCTCCTGGAACAGGTTCTCATAGATATGGGAACCAGGTGTAGCGTAAGTACCGCCAGAGATTATAAAACAGTCTCTGGTCGTGTCGAAGAAGAAGGGTTATCGTTTTTAACGATAACCTGACCTACCTTTGCGCACGGTCTCCAAAAAGCCCTTGCCAAAGGTCAGGTAGATCGCGACACGTTTCCGGGTTTCCGGAATCGTGCAGGTACCCCCCGATTTCTCGGAGGTTTCCTCGATCTGATCTTCGACCGTACTACCGGTCGATTGCTCGATGTTCCGTCTGAAGATGCGATTTTCTCTATCCGACAGATAACCATGCTGTTCGGAAAACTAGAGGGAACTTGCACCCCCTCTAGGGAGAAAGCTGCTATTCAGAGTTACATCGAGTGTGAGAGGTACGTGAAGGCGAATGACGCACAAAGAAGTTCGGAAGACAATAGTCACTTCCGATCTGCTTCAGCTCGCCTCTTCGGGAGAATCCTATCTGTTGTTGAGAGTGAACTTCAACAATGGAGGAACGTCCCTAAGCACGGTCCTGGCAAAACAGCGGATCGACTATCCGCCAACCAGAAATACACACAAAGTGTATGGACCGACCGTCTTGAGGCCTTCTTTCCAGCGGGTGAGTTTCTTATCCCGAACTGGAGATTTAGAGAAGATCTTGACGGTGTCACTTACCTCGAACCTGGCAAAGAGGTTCCAGCTCAGCTGGTCTCTGTGCCTAAGACGCACAAAACACCTCGACTGATTGCTATTGAGCCTACTGCTATGCAGTATACTCAGCAATCTTTAGCAGAATTGCTAGTCGAGAAGTTGGAAGGTGGAGATGACAATCCACTGCCCAACCTGATCGGGTTCACTGACCAGTCTCTTAATAGAGATCTGGCACGGAAAGGATCCAGAGATGGTACCCTCGCAACGCTTGATTTAAGCGAAGCGTCCGACCGTGTTTCGAATCAACTCGTACTGATGATGACAAGTTGGTTACCTGTTCTTTCAGGTAGCCTCCAAGCTTGTCGTAGCAGGAAGGTTGATGTGCCTGGCCATGGCGTTCAACGCGTGGCCAAGTTCGCGTCTATGGGTTCAGCTGTCACTTTCCCTATTGAGGCTATGGTCTTTGCGACTATAGTTCTCATTGGAATTGAACGACAGCTCAATCGCCGGTTGTCCCATTCTCAGATTGTATCTGAGATGGGGCGGGTACGTATCTACGGGGATGATATAATTATCCCAGTAGAATACGCGTTATCCGTTGTCAGCGCGCTACAGGATTTTGGTCTTGTAGTAAACACTGGCAAGTCTTTCTGGACTGGCAAGTTCAGAGAGTCTTGCGGTGGGGACTTTTACAACGGAGTGGATATTACTCCAGTCCGTGTAAGAAGGCAATTACCCACACAACAGAGGCAGGCTCAGGAATTGGTCTCAGCCGTCTCGTTAAGGAACCAGCTATATCTTAGCGGTTCTTGGCGAGGTGCAGCCTATCTCGACGCCTACTTGACTCGGATTATACCGATGCCAAGGGTGACGACGACCTCTCCTGTTCTTGGCAGAGTGTCACACCTAGGATATGAAGTCCAACGTGTGCACCCGACCTTACATGCACCCCTTGTCAAAGGTGTCGTTGTAAAGTCTCGTATCCCAGAGAGTAATCTCGAGGGCTACGGTGCCTTGATGAAGTTCTTCTTACGTCGTGGGGTTGCCCCCACCTACGACAAGAAGCATCTTCAGTTTGCCGGGCGTCCTGAC